ATGTTCTTCTCGCCACCCGCTACGTTGTACGGATACTCCTGAGCAACATTCTCCGCAAAGATACGAGCCAGAATACGGAACTCAGTCTTCTGTGCATAGTGCAGCCGCTTGTGAATAGCCGACATAACCTTCATGCCACGCTCAAGCATCGCCACAGTCGTACCGACAGGCGTTTCTTGGTTCATATTGCCGGTCTGTTCGTCAGCCAGTGAAACAAAGCGGCGTCCGCCCTCCACCAGAGCGCCTAGAAGCTGCGCTAGAGTGGCACTAGGCTCTTTGTACGGCAGAGGTATAATAGCGTCCCTGATGTTACCTCCAGGGGCGTCTATGTCTCTCCACTCTCCGGGCTGTAGTGGCTCGTCATCATTGCGAAGACGCACCCCACGGGCTTTAAATCCAGCAGGAAGGTTAGCCAAAGTACCAGCGTCAATTAACTGACGTAGAATGCTGGTAGCAGCGCGGCCCAAACCGCCAATCATGTGGATTAAACCAAAGCCGTAGAACCCAAGACCGGGCATAAACCGGTAGTGAACAAAGAACTGGCGCTTCTTAGCGAAGTCAGTCTCGGCATCAAAGTTCCTGCGAATAGACAGAACCTTGCCAGAGGCCTCATCAAGGGTAACAATGTACGGAAGATGAATACCCGTTGGCTCCCCGTCTGGGGACATGTCCTCAAAACCCTCAAGGTCTAAGTCAACATGCATCTCCAACAAGGTGTAGATATCGTCTTGATAAGTGCGGGATGTACCCTGTATCTCATCAACCTTCTGCCGAACCTCGTCGGGCTCCGAATCCGAAGCCTGTAACTCGATGTCCTTAAAGAACCCAGCAACCTGCATCTTGCGAACTTGGTTATAATCCATACGCAAAACGTGAGTAACCCGAGATGCCGACTGCAAATCAGCCGCAGCGTAAGGAACAACTAAGTCTTGAGCCGGCACAAAGGTCGAAACCGCTCGTTGTTTGGCCTCGTCAAAGTAAACCTTCTTAAACGTAGATCCAGACATCGGGAGATAGAAAAGTAATTGATCCATCTCAGGGTCGTATTCTTCCATCACTTCTGTAATTTGGTAATTCAAATAGTCTTTAACGCGATTAGCTTGCGCCTCAACATCCGCGTCCTGCTTGCCCATGATCTGCGTCTGAACAGGGCCACCCGCCGGCAATAACTCTTTGTATGCCTGAGATTGAAACTGAGTTACAGATTCTATAATCAAAGGATGCGTAACGCCAGAGGCCCCCTCAAAGGGCTGGGTGCGATCCTCTTGCTTAATCCCTAGCTGGTCTAGACCCTTGGTATATGTCTGTTCCCAATCTGATCTAGACTCTAAATCATCCTCGTAAGAAGACCTAAGCTCACTCGACAACTCACCCAAGTAACCGTCATCTAAGTATTCCGATAAGTTAGCGTCATGTGGAATATCCTCGGGCATCTCCTCCCCTTCGGCATCTTCCATAAGCTCTTCAACAGTAACACTACCGTCAGCGTTAGGAATAATCTCTGCCCCCATGGAAAAATCCATGGGCTCCTGAACATCAACGTCAGTTTGCTCCCCCGTCACATCAAGAGGCATCAAAGATGGATCAACAAGCGATCCCATGGGTCGAGGTGGCAGGGCCATCAGTAATACTCCCGATTACGCGGTCTATATTCGTCTTCAAAAGAGTCATCTCCCTCTAAGGAAACAAAGCCACCCTTGCGAAAACGCATTAATGCTAAGGTCATACTATCACAAAAGTCATCGTTGTCACCATTGGGAAACGAAACAACTTCCTCGATGACCTCTTCACTGAACTTCTTGGTCGTAGGAGCCCAAACCTTACCCGCCTCAAACAACGGAGCGATCATATGCATCCTAGTAGTCTTATCCTGGCCTTTGCCCGGTGAGAAACCTAAAGCAGGAATGCCACGTAAACGCAACTCGTCAATCAAGGGCTGTCCCGAGGCCTTCGCCTCAACCAGAACCATGTCTGGCTCCCAGTATTCATGCTCCTCAAAAGCAACTTCCTTTAACTCAGGGAAATTCCAGCGATCCCGCCGTGCATCCATCAAAATTATGTTGTCTCCGGTCCCATCCTCTGGGTCAAAGATACCCCAAGTGGTGATAGCACTGTAATCCGCTGTCTCTTTCTTGGAAAACGCCGTGTCATACGCCTGAATTATGTACTTAATCGTTGGGATCTTCTTTTTGTCCCAGCTTTTCCACCATTCACGCTTAATTATGGCCGACTCGGACGCAACTGGGTTCTGTTGCCACTGAGCATTCCACTTTTGAATAGGCAAAGACGCCTTAATAGAAAGCAAAGCGTCCTTGTCCCAGAACTCAGGCCATAAGGGGTTGTCGCTAGGTAGTATCGCAGGAAATTCTACAACTTCCCATTGATCTGCCAGTATATCCTTGCCCTGTTCCGCCAGCAAACGGCCAGTAAGATCCTTCTTACCCCAACGGGTCATAACAACAATGATAGTTCCGCCCGGCTGAAGACGCTGTCGAGGGCCAGAGGTGTACCACTCATACGCATGATCAAATGCAGTCTCGCTTAATGCGTCCTGTTCCGAATGAGGGTCATCAATGACAAGCAAGTCCGCCCCGCGGCCCGTAATCGCAGCGCCAACACCCGCCGCAAAGTACTCCGCACCCTTGTCAGTGCCCCACTTACCAGCCCCCTTGTTGTCTTCTTTGAGGTTAGTCTCAGGGAATATTTCTTTGTAGGCGGGGTCATCAATTAAGTCCCTTACTTTGCGGCCAAACCGAACAGCCAACTCCGTATTGTGCGTAGCCTGAATAATCTTGAGCTTCGGGTTCCTGCCCAAGAACCAAGCAGGCATTAAGTAACTAGCAAACTCAGACTTGGAATGACGAGGCGGCATGTTAATAATTAACCGCTTTAACTCGCCACGCGCCACGCGCTCCAACTTCTCCGCAATAATCCGGTGATGCCGGCCCTCGATGAAGTTCTCATACACATGATGAGCAAACGGCATAAAAAACTGTTCCGCCTTTTCGCGGATGTCCAGTTTTCTCTTAGCCTCGGTAAGCGTTAAGATCTCCTTTAACGCATCTTCAGGTAGGGCCTGTAAATTCACTATCTACGACCCGGTACATAAGGAGTGTATCGGCTCTCAATAGGCTCCGGGACATAGTAAGGGCTGATCGTTGGACGCTCCGTAACTGGGATGTCAATCACGGCGCCATCTTCCTCTTCTTCGGCAGGAGCCGAGGAAGCCGCAGGAGCGCCAACAGAACCCTCCTCAATCTTGAGGCAGATGTACCGGCCAGTGGCAGGATCCAAAACACGGCGATAACCGGGAGGACACCCGCCATCCTCGCCATCAACAGTCTGCATTGGAGGTACAACGTCAGGACGGTCATCACCGCCGGGGCCACCACCTTCTCTCTCTTCGGGAGGAAGAACATCGTCCGTGGGTAACTCAGGGAAGTATGGCGTTCCGTCAGTTGGAGAAAGCACCTCAGAGTCTATAAATGTTGGCGCCCTAACTACCGGTTTCCCCGCGGCATTTAACGAACCAATGCCCCCTAACTGACCCTGTTGGCGCCGCGTTTGGTCTATAATCGTGCCTTCTATCGTGTCTACAACAGGCGCCTTAGCCTCAACTAGATCCGTGGTTTTCACCGGGTCAATTACGTCACCCTCATACAAAAACGGATCCATGTCCGCACGGCCCATAGGGCTAGGCACTTGGTTCAAATCAACGGCTTCACCCTCAATGGTTTGTCCAGTAGGTGGAACCTCACCACGACCGAAAGGACCAAGAGCATCTAATATATCACCCTCAAGCGGAGCTACTTTAGGTGGAACGTTGGCTAACGAACCAATGCCATCTCGCTGGCTTTGTTGACGGCGCTGTTGATTCTTTAGCAGCCGAGCAAGCCGATCTTCAATAGTGTCAGTACCGGGGCGCGGTATGTCAGTCGGGAAGTTTCGATCCGGTGTCTGACCCTCTTGACGCCGACCTTGGCCTGCTAACAGAGAGGCAACTCTAGCCGCTTCGTCTTGAGATTGTTGCAACTCTAAACCAGACATCGGGTTTTTAAAAGTTTGAGAAGGTTGAGGGTCCCCTGGATTTAACGTGTTGAATAAAGTGTCTTGTGGAGCCCCGTTCATATTAACATTCTTTAAGGCGTCCTCAAAGGATAACTCTGGATCAGTTACTGTATCAGAACCTATTAGAGGCTCATTAATTTTCGCTATCATTTGTTCCTGAGTTAACAACAAAGGAGTTTTATTTAAATCTTCCTTTGCAACCGTTTCTGAAATGATAGTGTCTCGGCCTGGAAGCAGAGAACCGCCATCTGGTTTTGTTACAGAGTCCCCAATTTCCCCAGCCTCAAAACCAGAAATAATATCGTCCATTAACGGGTTCCGTGCTTTAGCCTTGGCTAAGTTTTCCTTTAACGCCGCGGCTCTGCTTTTAGCTAAACGAGCGTTAGCATCCTTAGAGAAATCTGTTTCTAGAGAGGCTAAGAACTGTTCATTAGTAAGTTGGCTTTGAGGAACCAACTGCTCCGGTGTTAGTGTCAAGGGAGGCATGTTTACCCTCTGTTCCGGTGTTAGTGTCAAGGGAGGCATGTTTACCCTCTGCTCCGGTGTTAGTGTCAAGGGAGGTTGCTTTGGAGGTTGCTTTGTCTGATCTAAAATCAACTGTTTCTGTAAGGCCGCAAGTGCATCCATCGGATCATTCCTCACCCGATCTTTTTGAGTTAAAATCAACTTATCCAGCAGAGGGTTTTTATACTGCGGGGGAGTAAGATCCGTAGGATAGTTCGCGGCCGCTACTCGTTGGTACGGCTCTAAAGTATAAGTTCCATCGCCATAAGTTCCCTGCGGATTAACTTGAGCGCCGGCGGGGGTAGCTCTAGGGCCAGTTTCTATATCCAAACCCGGTAATGTGCCTTGAGCCGGCGCTTCAACAGGGCCAGTTTCTAAACCATCAGCCGTTGCCGCGTTACCCGCTGCTTGCGCGGCCAACGTTTCCGCCAATACATCCGCGTTAGGAATAGTTCCGCCCTGCAAAATCTCCGAGGCCAACTTGTCTTGAGTAGCTTGAACCGCAGGATCTGTGCCAACAGCATCAATTGAATCAGGAGTAATCGCAGCCGCCTGCGCCGCAGCCGTATCAACCTTAGAAGGATCAAAGCCCAGCTGGTTCTGTAAAGTAGCTTGACGAACGGGATCAATAACCTGCCCTGTCGGAGAAGGAAGCGCCAAAACTTCTGGGTTAATAGCCATATCCGCAGCCTGACCCGGAAGGCCAGGAGGAGGAGTACTTAAATCTCCTTGCGTTAAATTGGGGTTAACGCCCGGCCTTATTTTTATGCGTTGTATATTATCAGGCCCCGCTGGGGGAGGAGTTATAATAGGCTTGCCGCTAATAACATCCGCCGCCGCCGCCGCTTGAGGAGGAGCAATCTGAGCTACAGGAACTGTGGTTTCAGGGGCAGCAATCGCTGTATATGGAGAAGTGCCAACTGTATTAATGTCCGCGGCCGCTTGCCCCGGATCTTGCGTAATCGCAGAAGATATTGAAGGTATCGCCGCTCCCGTTCCTAAAATACCCGCGGTAACGCCGGTCAAGATGTTAGTTTTGGCATCCGGGGTTGGTTTTATTTGTCTCCCGCCAACTTGAGACAAAAGCGCCGCCGCATTATCCTCGAAAACCTCCTGAACCGCCTCCTCCGCCGCACCCGATGCCGCGGCGGTTGCAACAGTTCTAGTCGCGGACTGAGCAACTAACTGCTGACCAATCTTTGACTTGGCTTGGTTAATAATAAAGCCAGAAGCCGCGTTACCAAGGCCACCAATAGCAGTGACCGCAGGAACAATCTGGCGATTAAGAATACCCTTAATTGTATCAACCGCATCCTCCGGTGTTTTGCCAGCCTTAATCTCCGCTAGGTATTGAGGGTTGGTCCGCAAGGAACCGTCAGCAAACTTGCCGTCAATAATATCACTGACTTGGTTTTCCGCAGAACCAGCCGCCATTGTACCACCAACAACTAACGCCGCTACAGGGTTTACAACAGCCGATACTAAACTAGCCGCAGCGGGGGCACTAGCATATGCAACTTTAGCAAGCACACTGTCTATAGTTATTTCTCCACTAGCCAAGCTCTTACGCCACTCGGGATTAACCCTAGCTAATGCCGCCTCGGCACGGGCCTTGGCATTATCAGCATATGGATCTAAAGATTTGGAAAAATCAGACCGCCCGGGAGTGTCGATGGGAGCCACCATGTACTCCCTCTCTAGAGACATAGGGTCAGTGACATACTGACCCGCACGGTAAGTCTCAGAACCATCGGGATTAGTGGTGACCGTTCGATCCCAATCCTCCCAACTCGCCTTGCCCTCTTTAACCAAATCTCCAAAAGCCTGTGCTGCGCCAATAAAAGAACGAGGTACGTTGTACGCACCCGCTTCGACCAACGTTGTGCTGCCCGTTTTACCAAGACCAGCGGCTTTCTGTTCATCAGTAAGCACGGGGGCAACATTGTTCATAAACGATAAAACACCCGCGGGGGCCTGACCCGGAAGTTGTTGTTGCTCCGCGTAAGGGTCTTCAAGAGGAGCCCTAACTCTGCGATTTGCATCCGCGTAAGGGTCTTCAAGAGGAGCCCTGCGTTCTTCTTCTTGTAAAAAGTTAGTTCCAAAAGTGTCGTTTAAAAACTTACCAAAACCATCGTCACCCAAACCCACCGAGTCATAAGACCCCGGAGGCACCCCTTGGGTGCTGGAAGGGCTAAACTCACGCCGTATCTGTTGCTCCCGCAATATGTCACTAATGCTAGGGGTTAATGAATCACTCTGTAATTGTTGATCCGCAGCCATCCGCTGGCTGTCTTGAAGATCTTCATATGTACCAAGACGCTCATCCGCAAGAATGCTTGAAATATATGGGTCAGCAACCAAAGGGGCCCTCGATGGACCCGGCGCACTAGGCTGAACATCCAACATGTCAGGACGCCGTTGATCAGGAAGAGGAACATCACGGCTCATGTCTACAGGATTGCCAAAACTACCAAAAGATGTGCCCATAGAAGGAGTTCCCCGAGGGGGATCCGCTAACATAGGATCACCACCGCCGGGGAAAGTATTAGGACTATAAGTACTAGGACGAGGGCCAACC